CTGGTTATCTGTTATGCTGCTACCTTTTTTCGATACACCAACCGACCGCCGACATTCCGACTACGATCAGAAGAAGCATTACCCAGACTCCAATAGAAAGCACCGGCACCCAAGCCACTACTCCAATAAGCACCCAATCTAGCGACACGCCAACCAGTACCGTTCTGATTCCAACAATAATCACCAACAGGAAGGGCGGTGTTTCCGTTGAACTCACCCGGTAAGAACAACCAATCAAAATCTTCTGAATAACAGAAAGCAGAAATATAACCGTTTCCATACTTTGCACACATTCCTGTATCTTCATAAGGTGCTGCCTTACTGTCATCAGTAAAGCCGTGATCTGCAACATAGGTATCACATTCACCTGTGGTTGCATTTGCATAGTGATTGATTCCATCAATCCACCACCAAATGTTACCCCAAAAGTTTTCTTCACCACGATATGAAACAATCTGAATACCATTGGCATTTACAACTGAACCTGATGCGTTACCAAGTGTGATTGTTGCACCTGTGTTTTCAGTCATGGAAGTTTTACCGTCATCAGTTTTACTTACTGCACCGTTTCCAATGACAGACTGCATATTGAAGGTTGCATATTCAATCAGCATAAGCATCTGTGAAGCGGATGCCGTCTGAACAACACCCTGTTCCCAACCAGTACCACGTTTTTCAGCAAGTTTTCTGATATTGGCACGGGTTGCGTTCTGTGTAAGTCCTGAAAGCGGTTTTGCATTGGCAATACTGCATAACATATCAGTAGCAAAGTCAGCAACCTGTGAATCATCAAGAATGTACGCTGATGCAGATGCATCCCAAAGTGAACCTTCAAAGGCTGCAAGATATGCAACATCATTTTCCTGATCATTTACAATGAACGCCGGATGAAGTTTGAATCCCGCCTTTGGTGTATCTGATACATAGTATCTGATTTTTCTTGTGATTGCCCCCTTGGTTCTCTTTTCAGTTTTAAGCGGTACAACCTTGTAATAAAACTTTGGCTGTTCAACCATTACCTGAACGATTGTCCCGGCACTAAATTTCAGGTTTTCATCAGGTGATTCAGTACCTACCGGGTTACGGTCAACCGCCTGCGTCAGTTTTCCAGTAGTGGAAAATCCGGCTTCACCGTAATATGCAGCAACACGCCCGTCATTGGTAAGGTTGCAACGCTTTCTGCCACCAAAGGCATTGATCCCGTCAAACCCTGAACCCGCTGAACGGTTTACTGCCCCGGCAAGTCTTGTGAACTTTTTATTTTCAAAATCCACTTCAACACCATAAATATCACCGTCTGAATATCCAACAAAGGCTTTCAGATCAGCAATTTCTTTTTCAAGTGCCTGAATGTCACCAACTGTTGCATACGCACCCGGACTGACTGCAAGTGATACGCTGTCAGCGTTTCCTACCGTTGTATATAACTGTAAGTATGCAGCCGATACCGTAACACCGTTATATGGGGGCATATAACAGTTATTTGACTTTTCAATGCACACCGCATACAAGATTTCACCCTTGTCAGGGTCAACCGCATATAAACCAAGGGTACGCATATAATACCCTTCTTTCAGGTCTACATTGGAAAGTGCTGCTTCAATTTTGATTGCAACTTCATTTGTGCGGGTAACCTTGGAAACAAGGGTTGTCTGCTTGATGTTGCTAAGTGCGGTCAATGCCTGTAACTGACTTTCAGAATACTGTGTTGCAGAAGAACAGATTTTTGTAAAATCAATGCTCCCTGACCCGGCAATCATCTTTGCCATAAGTGCCTGACCATTGTTTGTGATGTAAAGTTTTGAATACTCTGCCATCTTATCATTCCTTTCTATTCTGTTTTTATCTCAATGAAATCAACCTGAACAGTGCCGGATGCTGCCTTTGCAACTGCATCTGCCCGGTATGTTTCTTTGAAATCCGTTGAAATGGTTATCATAGTGGTATCTGTTGCCTTACCGCCAAAGTTGACAGCACCCTGAACATTCAGTGTTTCTTTGCTGTCATTTGTGATGTTCAGCGTTTCAGTCTGAACAATACCGCCACCGAATACTGATGAACCATTCACATCAAATACTTCCCGGAAATCGTTTGTGATGATAAATTCATTGATGAAACAAATGCCACCACCAAAAAGAACAGCACCCTTGATACTACAAGGAATACTGTTCTTTGATTCAACCACAAGATTTTCAGGAATCATTGTGTGTATGATATTTTCAAGTTCTTCCACCTGACCGTACAATTCAAGGTCAGTGTCAATATACAGTGTGTACCCAGTCTTGAAATCACCTTTGACTTCAAAGTCTGTGTTGCCACATAAGACAAGCAATTTTTGAAGTAAGACCTTCCAAGTGTACGGGATTGTGTTGAACCACTTGCTTTGAACCCTTGAACGCCTTGATTCAAGGGTATCATCAGCAGTTGGATATATTTTCAGCATCTTTTCAAATCTGCTGATTCCATATTCATCAGCAGTTGAAATGAAGCGGTTACGCAAGCACCTGTCAGTTGCAGTCCAAACAATACTAAATTCAGGGTTTTCCGCTTCCAGTGCTGCAACAGGTTCTTTGTAAGTCTGCATGAATGGCGGTAAGTATGAAACAAGGTCAACTTCTCTTATCATGCAGAAACACCCCCTAACTTTGGTATTGCAAATTCTGTCAAGGTCATATTGCTTGCTGTTCCGTTCAGTTTTGTGCCGGATACATCAATTACACCGTCAACACCCAAGATGCGGTTTTCAATCTGTGATACCCTGACAATGGTTTGTGTGCTTTCTGACCAGTTTTTCCTTAATTCCAAAAAGTAAGCGTTGACCGCTTCTTCAATGGCTGCTTTGGTGTTTGACCAGTTATGACCTTCTTCAAAGGTTACTGTGGTCTTGATCTCAATAGTGACAGGTGATGCACTTGCCACACTCACCACATGACCGATTGGTGCAAGTCCATAACCTTCCCCGGCATTTTCTTCCGGGTCAAGTGTCTGCTGAACGCTCTGAACAAGTGTTGAACTTGCTTCACCATAATCATCTGAATCAGTAATGACAATGTGAACTGTACCGCCAACCGTCAGTTTTTTCAGTAATGCAGCATTGTAAACAACTGATAACCAGTCTTTTACTTCCTGATTCAATCCGGCTGTCTGAATAAATGTCTTGAACCAAGACTGAACCGCTGCACTTGGTATCATTTCAGCGGGTTTTATGTCACCATTCCAAACACGTTTGACCTTACATGACCCAACACCTTCAATACTTTTGACCTTTGCCATATAATCAGCACGGTTGCCACCAAAGGACTGTTCATTGAAGCTGTCAAAGTAACGCTGTCTGAAAACTTCTGTATCTTCTTCATCCTCACCGGGAATAAGTACGCTTGTCAGGCTTGCCGTCTGCAATCCGTCAATATATTCCATTGGTATCATATCCCCAAGGTACTGATTGCCAACAACACCTTCTGTTTCACACTGGACTTTGTATGTTCCCGGTGTGATCTGTTCCATTACAACATAGTTGATTTCACCAATGTTGAAACGCTTTCCAGTAACATCAATGTTTGTTGGTGTGAACTCACCCTGTAAGACTGCCTTGGTTGCGGGTTCAGGTGAAAGTCCCCTGTCCTTTGCAAGTAAAATCAGAAATTCCCTTGCAGCAGTGTCACCGTATGAATTTTTTATCAGATATTCCAACTCAATATATAAAATCTGAAATTCAATGGCGGTTGCACTATGCAGATCATAGACTGGTGAAGAAGGTCTTTTATCCAGTTTATCAGATACCCGGTTCAGCATCCGTTCAAGGATGATTTCATAAGTCTGATCTTCATACATTCTAAATATTCACCCCCTTGTCTGCTTTTATGTCACCGTAAATTGTCTTTACAGTAAAATAGGCGTGAACCACACCTTTGACCGTCAGGTCAAATTCAAAGTCGGTCACACCTGTGATTCTTTCATCAACGGCTAACGCTTCACTGATTCTGCGTTCTAATTCAGGACACACCCAAGTAACAGGTTCACCATACAGGTCAAGGGTTTCAATGCCGTAATACCAAGGGTATATGATGTACTGATACCGTTCTGTTTGCAGTGTTCTGAATATCATCTGTTTCATTGCTTCCTGTTCGTCCACAAGTCCACGGACTGAATCACCGTCTAAATCCATCTTATAAGTTAGGCTTGGCTGTGTTTCAATTTCAAAATCTTGGTCAAGAAAACCAACGGTTGAAGGAATCATTTGCCTATCCTATCCACAACAATGAAGCGTTGACCTTCTTGTTGTCTTATCAGGATGACTTCATCACCAACACCCAAGCCATTGTGAATGATGATTTTCTTCTTTCCTGTGATTTTGTGAGTATGTGCAAGGTTCTTTGACCCTGTGTTCAAGTCAATGTTGCCACCGCTTCCATTGTCACCTTTTACAGTGTGGTTGTGGGTGGAAAGACTGCTTTCAGAAGTCCAGTCAACTGTTACCATTGTGCTGAACTCTGTCACATTCCTTGTAAGAATCAACTGTTTTTCACCCAGTATCATCTTCTGTTCAACATTGATTTTCAGCGGTGAAGCACTCACCACTTCACCAAAATACACATTCACGGGTTTCCCCGCTTCAACCGCTTCCACGGCTGCCCTTTTCAGGGTTTCAACAAGTTCATTTGCATCAGGCAACAAACTCACCCCCTCTAAGTGTCAAATCCATCCAATGCTCACCTTCCTTGTAGGTATGCTTGCACTTTTCAACAAGCATCCAGTTTTTCAGTTTTATATCACCAAGGTCAAGGTTGATGACTACCATTGAACCCGCCCGCACTCTGTTGTCACCTAAAGCATTGGTGATTTTCAAGTTACGGGTCTTTTTGTTATACAGTTTCAAAAGGGCATCTGCCTTTGCCTGACCATTTTCACCTTTCTGCAAGGTGTCAAAGTATTGCAAGATGCCCCATTTGTTAATGTTGGAAGAATCCTGTGTGATGTAAACATCACGCTTTCCTGTGTCCTTATTGTCATAGGTCAGTTTGATTTTGTTGTATGTGTTTTCATCAATAGATGAAGTATAGTCAAAGTTCTGCCCGGTTTCTTCATCAATCATCAGGTACGCCCCCGGAACACCCACATACATAGATGACAGGCTTTTCAGGGTCAGTTTTCCAAAGTCATCATACAAAACATACATTTCCCCGGTATTGGTCAGTGTAAGGTCAAGGGCATTTGCAATCATTTCAAACAGTGAAGTATTTTCTTCAACCCTTGATTCAATGACATACCCGGTATCATCCAGTGTGCCAAGGTTCAGGGCATAATCATCTGCAATCATTTTCACAAATTGGTTTGCCGTTTTTCCTTCATAGACCTTGGTATCTTTATTTTTTAAGTACCTCAACTGATCGTAGGCGGTGACAGTAATGATTTTGTCCTTAGTTCTCTGCTGCTTGAACACAAAACCAAAGAATACATTGTCACCGTCCACCTTCATCCTGACTGGACTACCTTCTGAAAAATCAAGAATGTCATCCTTCAGGACTTTGAAAACCAGTTTTCCGGGGGTGTTTTTTCTTTCTGTTGACCATTCAATACCTTCCTGAACGGCTGGTTGATATACCTTTGTTCCTGATTCATTACCAGTCAAAAGTTCAACACACATTGAACAATACCCCCTTTCTTATGCTGCCGGAATGGTCAAAACCTGTCCCGGATAAATCAAGTTAGGGTTGCCACCAATGACACCCTTGTTTGCATTGTAAATCACGGTGTATTTTGCACCGCTGCCGTAAAACCTCTTTGCGATATTCCACAAGCAATCACCACGCACAACCGTATAGGTCTGTGCTGCTGCCGGGGCGGGTGAATTGTTCGTTTCCCGCTTGGGTTCTACACTTGCCTTTGGCTTAGATGCAGCAATCTTGATATTGACTGTTTTTGTCCCATAGTCCCGGTATTGTTTCAGATTGAACTTGACCTTGAAATCAAACCCGTTCTTGGCTTCCTCTGTGATTTTATAATCTTCCAAGGAAACCTTCATGTTGGTGTTCAGCAGTTTCTTCCCCACGGGTGTCTGTCTGCACACAATGAACTGGAATGGTTTCTTGCCCGTTTTCAACCCTTCAAAAATATCCATAAAATAACCCGCATCTTTGAAACCATTCTTATATACTGCATAAGGATGTTTCACTTGCGGGATTTCTGCTTCAAACTCAATGTCGGTCAACCCCGGGTTTTTCAGGATGTTGATTTCACCTTCATTTATCAGGGTGACCGTTTTGTTATTACCATTGATTTTTATGCTTATCTTTTCAGGGGTGACAGGAAACAGGCATTTGTCAAAATACATATCATATCCGCTTTTTGCCATTTATTCATGCACCCCTTCCGTCATATTGTCTACCGCTTCATTCACGCTGTCTGTCAGTTTAGTCATAAAACCGTCAATGTCATCACCGCTGTTCACAGTGTTCTGCATACCTGACATATCAACATTGATTTCTGCGGTTGTGAATCTGTTAATGGCTTCTTGTTCTGCAATGTCACGCAAGTATTTCAAATCTTCTTCTGTAACATCCAAAGAATCCTTGATTTTACCTGTGTTATCGTCAATACTTCCAACACCGTCACCAATGCCGGAATTTGCTATTGCATCATTGAAACCTGATGTGTAGTCACCAACATTAGGAATATCAGTCTGACCGAATACATCCGATAAACTGAAATTTGAAACCTTGTCAGCAACGCCGTCACCCCAAGCTGCACCCGCATTGAAAGCATCTGATGCCCAACCGTCCTGAAACGCATCAAAGGTTGTGAAACCTTCATTGAACGCATCTGAAATACTGGTGTAGTCCTCTTTGTTTCCGGCTGCTTCACTTGCCTTGGCTGCATAGTCATCTGCTGCTGAACTGATGCCTGAATAATCAAAACTTACAAACGGCAACTTGTTCAAGGCTGCTGCTATATTTTCAATTACTGAACAGGCGGTTGATAACAGATTGTAAAACCATGACTGTACGTTGCAGATAGCATTGTGAAATGCCGTCATCATATTGGATGCAAGTGCTGCAATGGCGTTTCCGATACCCAAGGCAATGTTTGCCACGGTCAGACCCAAGTTCTTAAAGAACTGAATCACCACGTTCACACCACCAGTAATCACACCGAACCCTGAATTTGCAATACCTGTCATTTTTGCAATCGCATTACATACGGCAAAAATTATTGCAATAAGTGCGATCAGCAACATAATAATCCAAACAACAGGACACGCATACAATGCACCGTTATAACCCATCTGTGCAGCAGTTGCAGCCATTGTCTGACCAGTAAGTGCAGCCATAACACCGATTTTTGCAGACATTGCAACTGAATGAATTGCTGTTGCAGCAGCGGATGCAATTTCTATTCCCTTCACAATGCCAAGGTATGCTGCATATACCGCTAACGCACCAATGACACCATAAATGATAGGACTAATCACTGACCAATTATCAGCAATGAAACCGCCTACTGTTCCAACAAGTTCAAAAATGTTTAATACAATATTTGCAAGGGTTGCCATTGCTTCAACGGCATTTTGCACGAACGTCTGAAATGCTTCACTATTTGCTAAATCGTTCAGCCTTTGAAGAACAGGTTGAAAAGCAATCAGTGCGGTATTCTGCATGGACTGCCACATCTGCCCCCAAGTCATAGGCATTTCATTGAATTTGCTGTTAATGTCATCAGCAGCAGAAAAGATTGCTGCCTTGACTACATCAGCGGAAAGTTCCCCATCCGCTGCCATTTCCCTGATCTTACCGATTGGAACATCAAGATAGTCCGCAATGTTCTGAATCAGGTTAGGTGCTTGTTCAAAGATACTGTTCAATTCATCACCACGAAGGACACCTGAACCAAGTGCCTGTGATAACTGCAATTCTGCATTTGCTGCTTCTTGGGTGCTTGCCCCGGCAATCGTCATCTGTTTTTGAATCAGATCAGCAAAAGCAACAACTTCTTCTGAACTGCTGAACGCATCCTTTGCATTGTTACCAAAACGGGCAACAACATCAGCCATCTGACTGAATGAACCCCTTGCATCTTGTGCTGCTGCATATACCATGTTGACAAGTTCAGCGGTTGTCTGAACCCCGTCATTCATCATATCCAAACGGGAAGTTGTCTGTGTAAGTTCATCAGAAATATCCAACGCCTTACCGACTGACTGAATACTGACATAGGCTGCAACTGCCCTTTTGATTGTGTTGGTCAGTTCATTTGCCTGTTGTGTACCGCTTGCAATTTCCTGATTGAAACGCCCCTGTTCATCCACATTGTCACGGATATACCTTTCAGTGTTTCCAACCGTCTGTGATAACTGCAAATATGCAGTATTTGCAGCGGAAACATCCATGTTCTGCATTGCATCATTCAGTTCATTTTGTGCCTGAGTCGCATTGTTCAACTGACCACGCAACTGTTCCAGTTCGGCATTTGCCTGATCTGTTCCCATATTAACCGGGTTGTTTTCAATCTGCTGAATCCTTTGCTGAATAGCAGACAACCGCTGTTGCATGGTGGTCATATCCTGAACCGCTTCATCCGGCAATATATCCATCCCCTGTGCAGTCTGTGCAATATGTGCCTGTGTGGTGTTCAGTGTGTTCAACATATCGTTTGCACTCTGAACTTCTTGCTGAAATCGTTCAACGCCTGTACCCGTGAATACATCCAAGTTGTCAGTCTGCCATGTCACCGGGACTTCAACCGGGTCAATGTCAGGCGGTGCGTTTGGTTGCACTTCCAAAGGTACGGGGTCAGGGTTTTCAATCAGGGGGTCAGGCAGTACAGGGTCAATCTGTACTGGAATGGGTTCTTGATTCCCCCCATCCACAACAGGCGGTGCAATATCAGGTGCGGTTTGTTCAACCTGTGGTGCAGTAGGCTGAATATTTCTGTCTTGCTGCATTGCATCATTCAGTTCATTCAATGCTGCGGTTGCCTGATTGATTTCATCCCTTGCACCTTGCAGACTGCTTGTGTCAATGTCTGCGTTCATACTCTGCTGCATATCAGCCATTGCAGATACCGCAAGGTTCACGGAACTGATAATGTTATTCAGTACCCCGCTGAATTGGTCATTAAGTTCAATACCTGTCTGAATAGATGACACCTGTTTCACCGTCCTTTCTTAGTGTTTTTTCTTTGCCCTTGCTTCTGCCTTTTTCTTTTCCTTCTTGTCATGCTCTGCTTTCAGTTTGATTGAAGCAATTACAAAGGCTTTTTCCTGTTCGTCCATTTCCAAGAATACAGAAGGAAGAATGTGCAATTTAAGAAGGGCATAGTAAGCATAATTTGCTTCACCATCCCCTTCTTCTATTAGTTTTTTGCTTCTTCTACCTTTTCATCAAGGGTCTTGGTGAATCCCTGAAACTTCTGCATCCATAACTGGAAGTCCTGCATTTCTCCGGCATCATCCACCATTGCATACACCAAATCATTAGGTGTCATAACGCCGTAACTGTCCTGTAACTCTTTATCATAAAGGTCAGGAAAAACAGTTGCCTTTACAATCATATCCATAAGATACTTTGAAGTGTTCAGTTTAGGTCTGAACAGGTTAGGTTTACCAGTAATCTGTACCTCAATGGTGTTTGCATCACGTAACGCTTCATTTTCCTTTGATGTAATGTGTCTGAACTCCCATCTGATAGGTGTTCCGTCCCCACCAATAAGTGAAGCAGTAGGTGCAAACTTTTCATTCTCCTTGACCTTTTTATTCTCTTTCATAAATGCACTAAATTTTGACATTTTGTTGTTCTCCTTCCTGTTAATCAATGAATAGAAAAAACCCCTTATATGGCTTTATATAAAAGCCATATAAGGGGTTCTGTTACTTAGTTAGTAAGAAAACCCGTAAGGTTTGCAAAAGATTCAGGCATTGAGAAGTCCTCAAATGTTCCTTCAATCTCTTCATCAAGGTATTCCCCGTCAGCATCAAATTTTGCTAACACCCCGCCGTCAGTGTTGCAGTCATAGAAAATGATCGTCTGTCTGCCCGCATCACTGGTTGGGTCATCATTGGTGATCTGCATTTCAAAATACACATCCTCACCAGTGTTCTTATAGTCAAGTAATGCCTGACGAAGAACAGACTGGTTATAGTGTGCAGTGCCGGAAAAAGTACCTTCCATACCGCATGACTTGTGACCCGCCATGATAGCACCAAGGCGGGGTACAGTTGTCTTGGTTTTCTCAACCTTTGCTTCCATATCAATCATCTGCATGAAGTTGTATCTTCTGCTTCCGATTGTGATAAAACATTCAGCAAGTTTTGCTGCAATGGTGTCCCTTGCTTTCATTGTTACATTCGGCATTTTATTTCACCCCTTTCTTACGCAACCGTAACCGTTTCATAAAGTTTACCCATAGCGTTCACAACGGTGATTGCGGATGTAATCACAACCGCTTTCTTGGAATCGCCCTGTGCAACCGTAACATCAGAATCAGTGAACCCTTCAATAGCACCAAGTTCCTGTAACTGCTGTCTGATCTTAACGAGGTCAGACCAAAGGGAAGTTCTACCTGATGCATTGTTTGGAACAACACCAAGGTACTTAGTGTTGAAAAGGACTGCATCATCATTACCTAACTGGTCAATGACACGGATTGTCTGATTGTCCTTGAATACATCCCCGCAAGTGTCCGAAGTGGTCACCATTGAGTTAATATCTTCAAGGACACGAACAACACCGTTCACCTTATGAAAAGTAAACTCACCCGCCTTGATTGCTGCTTTCAACTCGTTCTGTGTGTAGTTGGTGTCAACGGTGAAATTACCGTCATATTTCTTGTTCTGACAAGACTTGTTGACTGCACAACCACTTTCTGCACCAGTTACCCAGTACACAAGTGCTGCTTCTGACCATCCGGCATCTGTTACCTTGTTCTTCACACTGATAACGCCCATATAATCAGCAGCAAGGTTGTAAACAACCAACTGGAACTTGATACCCAGTTCATCACGCAAACGCTTGTTGAAAGCCACATATAACTTCTTGGTAACATCATCAGTAACCACAACACCCATAGTGTTGTAGGTATATGATTCGATTTTATCCAAGTAAGCCTGATGTGCCGTGCCGTCAACCGTGCCGTTTGTGCCACCAGTTAAAGGTGTTCCGGCAGTAACAGCAAGATCAGCAGCCTTGAATGTTACATAATCGTTTGCCACAAGATCAGCAGCCTTGGCAACTGTCTGTGTGTCAACCTTAACCGTACCAAAGTAGGTTGTAACATCATACTTGCTTGCATCATCTGCATTTTTCTGAATCACGATCTTCAAATCGTTACCACGAACACCACAATACTTTGCAGTTGCGTATGTGTTCGCTGCCTTATCACCACCGCCATTCAGACGGTATGCATATAAGGTCTTTGCACCCATGAACAGATCATTAAGACCAAGCATCTTAGGACTGTCAAAGGCATAACCAAAAAGTTTCAGGCTGTTCTTCTGAAAATCTTCATTGGTCACTTCAAAAACTTCCCCTTCAATACCCCAGTCAAGTTCAAGGGGCATTGTTGCAATACCTCTATCAGACAATGCAGCGGATGCGGATGCAGCCGATACAAAGTTGATATAAGCACCGGGCAGTTCTTTGTTCTGTGCGGTAAATGTACCACCACCTAAAGCCATACTATTTCACCTGTCCTTTCATGTATTTTTCAATCAAATTGTCAACAGTTTTTAAGGTGTAACTTTTATCTGTATCAAGAAGGGCATCCACCAAGTCCCTTCTGTTTGCAAAACGGGCAGATGCAAGAATCTGTTCCTTGCTGAACATTGGTTCAGTCTGTTCAGACCTTGCAGCAGTTCCCGTTGTTGCTGTCTTTCTTGCAGCCATCTTCAACCACCTTCCTTTACGCCTGTGCTTGCCGTCATGGTTTCCATAGGGGTGTTGTCCTCTGTCTTGACCGTAAAGAAGTCATAATTGACAAAAAAATTCAGAACATCGTCAACCACCTGATGATTCATTCCTGAACCCCGGATTGGTTTTATATCACCGTCTGTTGTGATGTACTCCAAACAGTCATACATTCTTTCAGCCACACCGTTACATTCCCGCTGCACTTCATCAGACTTTGGGAAGTATTGGATGCAGAACTGATTGGTTCTTTCATACCGTTTACCCATAAACAGGTTGTTGGTAGGATTCAGGCAAGCAATAAAAAAGCAAGGCTCTTTCAAACCTTGCTTGATTTCTTCCATGTGAATTTCATAGTCATCCCCAAATTCTCCATTCAGGGAAACGCTGATTGCTTCAATTATTGAATTTATCATTTTCCAAGTCCCCCTAAATATTTCTTGATTTTGTTTTCAAGTACCTTTGGGGCAATCCTCTGTAATTCCTGTTCAGATATGGTCATCATAAACTGACCCTTGACCCAACCTGAATGATTGGCTGTCCTGTGTCCGTATTCAACATAAGATGCGTATTCAACCGGGTTCACAATCTCAATGACATAGGTGTCACCAAAATGATTCACCGTAAGGCTGTCAGCATATCCCTTTGCTGAACCGTTTTTCTGACCAGTCCAACCACGCCTTAATGTACCGCCTTTTTTGCCTGAACTTGCCGGGTACTGTCCGACTGGTGTACGCTTGACAACCAACCGAAGCAACCGGGCAGCAAGTTCCTTTGCACACGATTCCACAAAGTCATCAGGATTCTGTAATTTTTCCAACTGCTGCTGAAAGTCTTTCAGACCTTTGCAGTCAAATTTTCCCATTTTCCCCATTTACGCATATTCCTTGAACAGTTCAAGCATAATTTCCTGATGCGTTGGGTATATGGCTGATTCACCGCTGCGGGTGTAATCTGTGGTCACATTGTCCTGTGTCACTGTCAGTTTTGACCCGGCTTTTATGGAAATGTCAGGTGAAACAAATATCTTTGCCCCCTGAACAATCGTTGCTGCTGATTCAGACTGTACCGCCGTCTGCATCTTCTCAAAAGATAGTCTGCAAGGTTCATCTTGCAAAACCACCACATCAACTGACTTTGTTAATTTTGTCTTTTCATCTTTTACCGTTTGATGCTCTGTCACCGTCAAAGTACCAAAATAGGTTGCTTCAATGGCTTTCCTTGCAGCCTTTTGTGCTGCTTTCATCTGCTTCACCATCTGATACGCCTAAATGAATTAAATTCACCCTTTCCGTAAGATAAAAGGTAATTGATGAAAGAAGTCAGTCTTTGTTCAGGGGTCATTGAACCTTCACCAGTTGCAAATACTGTGTTGGTGTCCCCTGTCTGAATCTGCTTGACAGCATATTCTAAATCAAACCCAGTGAGGTCATCAGGTGCAAAGGTTTTCTTGGAAAGAAGAAATTCACCCACTGCCATATCAACAGCAATGTGTTCCAGTCCTTCCGGCACATCATTCCAGTTGATTTCATTCTTGATTGTGCTGCGTACTTTCTCAACGCAAAAGGTCAAGGCAAATTCATCATCTGCCTTGACCTCATAACCGAATGATTTCAACCGTTCTTTTACTGTATCAGTATCAAACATTGCAACCACCCTTTCAGATCAGAAATTATCCACGGGAAATGATACGGGCAATAGGTACTGCCTTATGATTGATATATGAACGCTTGCTTTCCGTAGTTTCCCCGGAATGTACCAGTGTCCAGTTCTCACCCTTCTTTAATTCCTCATTGGTAGGGGATAACGTAGCCTGTGACTTCTTCTCATAAGAAATACCAAAAGGTGCAAAGACCTTTCTCTGTCTTGTATAAAGTGTGTCCTGACCACCATTCTTTTCAGGGTTACGATTCATTTCATAAGGTACTTTTACCCCTAAATCTTCATAACCGATTGAACCGTTACCGAGTACATAAGTTGTATACTCTGTAAACGCATCAATAAATACTACATAATCACCAACCTTTGGTGATTCATAACTGTCTGCTACCGGGGTAACATCAGCAGCTTTGATCTGCTTACCTTCTGTGATTGTACTTTCAGAATCAGATACAACCTGTAAAGCACCTTCATCAGTTGACTTTGCCTTGATATAAAAACCTTCCTGTTCAGTAGTCGGCATATCGTCATCAATGACTACCAACTTACCGTTCCAAGTGTAAAGGTCAAGTTCACGCTGCATACCCTGTGAATCAGTGTATTTCAGGTGTGCTACAAGGTTCAGGTTTTCAAGGTTCGTTGCAACATCACTGTGCATGAACACCAGTGTGAACTTCTTCTTGTTAGCACCACACGCCTTATTGGTTGCACTGTTCAGAGTAGTTGCAGACATTTTACCCTCAATCTTCTCTGTTACATCATAGGTGTGAGCATCAACAAATTCTTTGTTCTTTGTTCCAGTCATAGAAAATACACCTTCAAGAATTGCAACAATAGTGTCCTGATCTACACCGTCCCAATACTCACCAACCTGATCTGCGATATTCTGCATGAAATCAACACCGCCTGTAATGTCATAGGAAAAATCCTTTTCAAGCCATGCTTTAGCACGACCAACAGCAACAACACCCTGTTCAAAGGTCTTGGTACTGGTTGCAGTAATATCAGTCTGACCGTCATAATTGACTGCATCACCATCTAACAGACCACGCATTGCAATTCTTGCGTAACCTGTACCGCCCTGACTACCACCAAGGGTTGCCTTAATGTCAGGGTTACCCGCCAGTGCTTTTGACTTCTTGATCTCATGCATATGAAGGTTCGGCACTCTACCAACCATATACTTGAAAGCCTGTGGGTTAAAACTCTTAGAATCAAACTTATCGTTTGGCATAAATTTTCACCTGTCCTTTCTTTTACTCACCTAAGTTAGCATCAGGATTTTCTGCTAAATAGGCACATAATTCATCATAGTTCATTTTTGAAGTGTCAACTTCTGCACCCGGTTTCTGTTGTGCGGATGCCCCCGGCTGAAAACCTTTGAAATTCTGCTGCTGCTGTTTCTGTGCTTCAAACAGGAACTTAGTACCTTCATCACTGGTCAGTTTTTCGATCTGTTCAGCCAATCCCTTGACATTTCCTTCCTTGTCAAACTTGGCATCCTTCAGGTCTAAAAGTGCCTTGACTGCGGTGATGTTTTTTGCCTTTGCACCTGTCAGTGCTTTTTCAACAGCAAAATCAATTTTCAACTGGTTCAGTTCAGATTCATGGGTTGCCTTGGCAGTGGCATTTTCAGTCTGTAAGTCCTCAATCTTCTTTTTCAGATCAGCGTTGTCCCCGGCAGATGCTTTCAGGGTTTCTAACTGCTTGTCACGGTCACCGACCTGTGTTTTCAGTCCTTCAACCTCTGTCTGCAAGTTCTTGATTTCTGTTGAAGCAGTACCCTTTGCGTTCTCAATGTCATCACCATTGATTTTCATTACTGAATCAGCCTGTTCCTTGGTAAGTCCTAAATCCTCTAACTGTTTTCTTGTCATTTCTATACCATCCTTTCAAATACGTTTTTATACGGGGTTACTCCCACATGATTGATTGGTTTTGTTCGGTTTACGCTTGACAACCCGCAAGAAAAAAGACACCCGCTGCCGGATGCCTTTTCTATATGCTACTTGACCCAGTAGCCGGGAGATAATCAGGATCACCATGCCTTTCTCATTGTGTACGTTTTCATGTGCCTTTTATCCCCCTTTCTGACCTCATATAACCGCCATATAGCAGTTATTACAGGTCTATTGATAACTTGTTAAGGTATGAAAAAAACACGGTTATTTGACCGTGCTTTCATCAGCAGATTCTTTCATATACTCTGCAAATTCTTTCTTTAATTCTTCCGGGGCATCCTCTGTCAGATGCCAGTTGTCAGGTTCAGGGACAAAATAAGGACTATTCCAAAATGACGGCATTGATTGTGACATATTACTTCACCCCTTTCAACAGTTCTTCCAACATTTCACCAAACTTTGCTGCAACGGGTCTTGGTTCGTCTGATACCATGTATTCAGCAAAACATTCAGCAAACCATTCCTGTGCATCTTTGGTTGCATATCCACTGACTTCATTGCGTATGTCAGAAACTTTCAACCCGCATGATCTCATTACCTTTGGTCTTAGATCAGCAGATACAATTTTCGGTCTGTAATTATTCAGTAACCCACATACCATTTCAGTATATGACAGGTAATCATCAATAGCGTGTCCCAGTTCGTGCATAACAATAGCACTGAAATCTGTACCCTTTGGATGAAAACCCGCTTGCAAGTCTTTTTCATAGGACTTTGCAAGTTTTTCCATATCAGAAAAATACTTTGTATTGACCGTAACACCACCGTGACCAAGACCAAAAGAACATTGTGCGTATGTCATACCGCCTAACTGCGTACTTCCAACTGCGTTCAATTTTCCCTTCAACTGCGGGAATTTATCAAATAGTTGTTCATGGGTCTTGTAAATGGACTTTGCACAACCCAAATCCAAGCCTTTCAGACCTATTCTTTCATTGGTGTCATACACATGACCGTTGATTTCCGCAACCCTAAACCATTGCTGATCTTTCATCAAATCCTGAACTTGTTCAACAGTTTCACAATCATCAACGGTTTTCTTTTCTTCTGTCTTAATTGTATCATCCGGCAACGCTTCTTGCAAACCTGACTTATCACCGCCGTTGACAAATGACTTTTCCCATTCCTTATAGGTCATATTGCCCGGTACAAAGTAGGTCTTGCCTGTTTCTTCATCCCGTGCAGCACGTTCACCAACAGCATCAAATTCATCATCAAAATATGGTACTGTGGTTGAACGGCAATGAACATGAAACGGCGGTGCAGTCACACCAACCTTCCATTCAGACATAGGGAAATGCTTGCCATCCATACCCCGGCATATATCCGAAGTATGGGAATCCAGTGTTGCCACAATCTCAAACTGTTCAACATCCAGTTCAGTGAAGCAGTCCTTTTGTGCTGCGGAACTGAAAAAGGCTTCTTCTGTCATTACCAACCGCCCGGCGTTGGTCTTGGAAGTGTTCATCTTCCGGGCAATTTCATCAATGGCTTTCTGTGGGTCTTTTCCCAAGATGATGTTCTGTGTCAGGGTGTTGTTCAGTTCATTGACCAACTTCTGACGGTTACCCCATATCCTTTCACTGAAATTCTTGCCGTCAACCGCCCAAGGCTTATTGATGACCTTGCTGATCTGCTTGTCATCCAGTGCGGAAAAGTCCCAACCAACACCCACACCCTTCTGAATCTCATAGGCTGTGTGATAATAGCCGGACTTGTAAACATTCCGCATTGTGCTGTCAATGCTATCAAGTTGGTTTCCAAACATGACTTCAATGCTCTGTTGGATCTGTAACTTCAAGGCTTCAAGTCTGCTGATATGGAATCTTGCAGATGCATTTTCAAGCTGCTTGACCCAAGTGCCGTTGATCGCATTTTCCTGACCGTACTGAATGTATTGGTTCACATCCCATTTCAGTTCAGCAAGTTCCTTTGCGTTCAACATCCGCTTTGCTTCTGCAAGGGTTACCCCATTGTTAGATGCAAAACGCTGATACCATGCAGCAATCTGACCTTCAAGTTGCTTTTGTGCCTGTCGGTACTGTTTTTCAATATCCGCATAACACTGAACCCCTTGTTGGTGTGCTGCCTGTTCAAGCAGTTCAAAACGCTTCTGCCAGTATTCACCGTTATTCATCTACTTCACCGCCCTGACTTCCCTTGTTTGGGTCACCTTTATTGTCAGGGTCATCATTCTGTGTACCAAACGGGTCATATTGTGCAAGCATTTCTTTCTGTGCTTCTTCCTTCTGCTTTTTCAGGCGTTCAAGTTCTGCCTGTGGGTCATCCACCCAAGGGTGCTGACTGATGATTGTTTCATCAGAAAGAATACCAACAGATTTCTGACAGTTATCAATGGCTTCTGATTCATTGATAAGAATGTCACGGTTGAATATGATGTCTACTTCTTCACCTTCAAAGTTCCCTTGTCCTGTATTGGCAAAATGGCAATTCACAAACCAAAGGATTTCTTCAAAGGCTGCCTGATATTCTGTTTCTGTGTCGTTTGCATCAATATCAATATCAGAATACATTGACTGAATGTTCATCTGATTAGGGTTGCCGGAAAGTCTGTCATCCTTGGCATCATAACCCATTGCGTTCTCAATCAAGGCTTTCTTGAAGATTTCCACAATAGCCTTGTAGTTATCCGCATTGACTGTGATTTCAAGGGTTTCAACCCCACCCTTAGTGTCACCATCATATCTGACCTTTACTGCACCATAGGTCGCAAGGTTCTTTCTGAACTCACCCAAATTAGTACCGTCATAGTTCTTCAATACCAAAATGGTGTTCCGGGCATCTTCTTGCATATTGTTTTCAAAATCAGACAGCATCACATTGATACCGTCCTGTAAAGACTTGACCCTTTTCAGCAATGGTGTTTCCTGTTCATTGGCTTTCAATGGAATCAGGGGAACACGCTGCCAGTTGAACCCTGTCACCTTCCCGGTTGCATCCGTCATGGTGACATGGTAACAATCGGCTTCACCGTTGTTTGTCAGATCAGGGATAAGTGTGCCGTGGTCAAGAATGAACCTGTGAACACCATCAACATCATACACTTCAACCTTTTCAATAACGGTTGGGGTTGTTCCCTCATATCCAATCACCAAGTAAAGCCTGACTGCAAAGTCAAGCATTGTATGATCGTTGTCTTTCCAAAACGGCAAAATCTCATAGCCGGGGAACAGCCTGAAAGTGAAATGACCTTCATTGTCATAATACGGATATAACCAACAGATTCCCCCGTTGTATGCTGCCTTACCGCTGTTTTTTATGGTTTTCATAAACCGCTTATTGAACACTTTTTTCAGCAGTTCAACGTACTGGTCATTATCACCACTTACTGCAAAAGGCTGACCGAACAGATAATTTGCTTTCTGATTGACCATTTTTGCATACTGGTTATCAATGACCCTGTTGTTTGGCAAATTCTCAACAACCTGTAATTTGCCATCCTCACCTATCATTGTACGTTTCCGCTTCAAAATATCGTGTTCATTGTCATAGTACAGTGAACCCTTAATCTGCATGATGCGGTGGGGTGACGTTTTCCATTTCATAATTTCTTTTTCAAGAAATTCCTTGTCAGTCATCCTTGACCTTGCACCGTCCAGTATAAAGTTGGAAACCTTCAATGTCAGTGTGTTTATTAAGGAACTGAACACGGTTCAATTCACCCCTTTCATTGCATAATAAAATCAAAACCCCTGAAAACACTATGTTTCCAAGGGTATGTGTTACTAATTTGTTTCTAATATCTCAAAAAGTAGTTATACAGGTGTCATAGGCGGTCACCGATTGCAACCGCCCCGGAGTAAGCATTTGACAACCTTTTTCTACCGTCCAAAAAGAAACGGCTGCTGACACCGTGTATTCTACCCGGTAATTGCTTAATCAAAACTAAAGGCATCACCCTTTGCCATCTGTTCAATCGCATAACGCATTGCATCCATCAGGTGGTTGAAGTCATCAATAGGGCGGTTCAGTTTCTTGCCCGTCTTTGCATCCTTATCCCACTGATAGTTGCTAATCTCTGTGATGAAATTCACGCAACGGGGATGAATGATAATGTGATAGTCCTGTATGAAGTCAATGCCGTTGTTGATGCTGTCCTTGCCCTTCCTTGCTTTCCTGATTCCTTTCAGACCCAGTTCACGCAAGCGGTCAATGCTCTTTGGTTCGGCTGAATCGGCTGTGATCTTCTCTTTCACATATCCCATCCGCTGAACCTGTTCGGCAATGGCTTCATTACTCATGCCAGGCTGATACATTTCATCAAAGACCCAAATAGTCTTGCTTGACTGATCTATCAGACCACAAAACAGTGCTGACGGGTCATTTGTATAACCAAAATCAAGACCGAATACAGACTTGACCCCGGTAATCTTCTTGACTTCATCAACACTGAACGCCTTTTCTTCCCAATTTTCATAGACAAGACCGTCTACAATACCCCAATCACCAAGACCCGCTACTTTGTAACGCCTTGGGTTCTGCTTCTTCATGGTTTCAAAGACTTTCAAGTCTGCCTTATCCAACCATTCATTGCACTTGTAATTGGTGGTCATTGCAAGGGTTTCATCATCAGGGGTATCAAAAAACCGCTTCTTTATCCAGTGGTGTTCATTCCACGGGTTCAGTGTAAGGGTTATTTGCTTGAACAATCCTGAACCGTCAGGAACAGCACCACGGATTGATTCATCAAGCATATTGAAATCATCTTCTGAACTGATTTCATACGCTTCTTCAATCCACATCCAACACAAGCAACCAATATCAACGGTTATTGATGTTACTTTCAGGGGGTCATCCAGTCCCCTGAAATAAATCTTTTGACCTGTCGGTTTATAGGTCATTTCAAGTGGTGATTCTTTGATTTCCCAAAAGGCATCAACGCCAAGGCGGTGAATCGCCCACTTCAATTCTGTGAAACAGGAATCTTTCAGGGTTCTGAAAGTCTTTCTGACCACAAGGGTATTTGCCTGTGGGTACTTCATCATATTGGTGATGTACCAAAGGGCAGTTGTTTTCGATTTCTTGGATGCACGGCTGCCCTTACATACCCTATATCTACCTTTCCAACGCCAAAAAGTACCGTAACCCTTACCAACCAGTTCAGGCAACTGTACTTTCTTCTTGCCGGACTTAGTAACCTTGTAATCTTCCGGGTACAGGATAAACTTCTGATACCCAAAAACATACTGTGAAGAAATGCGGTTCTTTACCATAGGCAATCACCGCCTAATCTTCAAGGGCATCTTCACCTGTGATAACAATAGGCTGCGTGATGTTCACATCCAGTTTGTCATTCCACATACCCAAGTGTTTACCAAGTAATTCAAGTGCTTTCAGTTTTGGTGAAATCTTGACTTCCCTTTCAACACTTGACCCGGTTTCTGATTCAGACTGTTTGTACTTCACGGATTCAATGCAAGCAAGGTCATCTTCTGATGCACCGTCTTTTATTCTTCCGTGACTGTCAACAAGGTCTGTCATCTTCACAAAAGCAATGCGGGCAAGTTCTAAAACAACCCTGTCCTGATTGATTCCTGTTCTTTTGCTGCGTTCTGCCATTGCAACACTAATTGCCTGTTGAACCTTGACATTTGCCAACATCCTTGAACCTTGCTGATCTGCTGTTTTTGCCGAATAACCCGCACGAATGGCTGCTTGTGTTGCGTTCAGGTCAATCAGGTATTCTTCAACAAAACGCTGCTGTTTTTCAGTTAATTTTGCCGTTTTTGCCATCAAACAACACCCCTTTCATGTATTTTTGCAATAAAAAATCCCTGAAACATTACATTTCAGGGTGCAAATATCGGCATAAACAAAAAAGAATTGTGAAAAAACAACCGCTTCTTCACAATTCCCATCTTGTCAAGATACATCCTATCATTAGTTTCAAGAATACACAATATACTTGAAACAACAAAATCTATCATAAAACGCTTTTTTTGTTGTTTCAAGTGACAGTAAGTACACATTAAGTCAAGTAATGCAGATTATCATAGATTTCTTCAAACCTTGTCAGTGCTGCACTATGAAGATTTCTGACATACTGATATGACATACCCATTTCACCTGATGCAACTTTCAGGGTCTTGAACTGAACATACACTTTGAATAATACCTGTGAATACCTTGCATCATGTAAACCCCTTATCTGCTTGATGATCTGTTCCTTGGCATCTGAAAATTTGTCAATTTCCCTGTTTATCTGTTCATTGAAATCAACATAGTTCGTGACCTGTCTGCATAAACTGTCACCTGTTGGACTTGTCTGCACTCTTTCAGCAGAATAATCAATACCGCCTGTACTGCAAGCATTGGTTTTCATATCTTCAAGGCGTTCTAAGTCCTGATTGATATTGGTATCAAGTTCCTGTAACTGTGTCAAATACTGCCGTGCAGTCAATTTTTTATTATTCATCACTTTCACCTATCCTTTCTTGGTATCGGTTAGGTAACGGTTAAAAATTAGCAAAAAATGCCTTGAAAGCCTTGTAAATACTGACGGTAACGGTTGGTAACGGTAACGGTTAAATCCTTATACTATATATTTTTACTTTTTATAAATACATAAAAGTATAAAAAATAATATAATAAGAAAATTATATTTAACCGCTACTACCGTTACCATCCGCATAAATAAAGCATTTTAACCGTTACCCTAAACCGTTACCAACAGTTACTATACCGTTACTTTTTCATAAACAACATCAGTCACAACCATTTTTCCAAAGTCACCACTCCCAAAAACAGGTGATGCAATGAAACTGATTCCCGCTGCATACACACCCCACAACAACTGACCTATGTACTGGTGTGCAAGTTCATAAACTTCATTACCCATGACCTGACCCGCAAATTCTTCTTCCACAAGCGGGAAAATGTCATCATTCATTGATACTGTGTCCTGTTTCTCAAATAATTCTAAAAGTTTATTTTCCATTCTGTTCATCCTTAACCTTTCATCATTGCCCGGAACTCATACCAAGCATACTTGATATATAATTTGCAGTTACACCAGTGCTGCACCCGTCTGATTTTCTTCTGTTTCTTCCGGGTGATCTTCCGTCTGTGTTCTTCTTCCCACTGTCTGCACCATTCATACTGTGCATCATCTTCCAGTCTGCTGTGCATTTACTTCACCCCTTTCCTGTTTTTCTTTATATCCCATACACTTCATAAAGCGTTCAGGGCGGTTGCAACTTTCATAATACTGACAGGTAACACATACATTTTCTGTCATTCTGAACACCTTCCTTTCACCAATCAAACGCCCAACAGATAATAAGAAACACTGTAATGACACTTACAAAACAAAGTATGTTTTTCCATTCATACTTGAATACTGTGTATATTAGAAATATGACAAGGGCGGTCATTAGTAGTATTGTGATTATTCTGATGAATTTCTTTATTTTTTCAATCATCTGTAAACCCTTCCTGTCTTGGTATCTTTCACCTGAACACGTTCAGTCAGTTCAAACCCCGCACCTTTGATGATGTACTTCAAAACCTTAATCAGATCATAGGCACGTTTGTCTGCTGCTTCACATTCAATCTGTTCACGTTCTTCCTTTGCCACTCTACCAACGGCAATAGTTGCCGTTGGGTCTGCATAACCTTCTGTATTTCTTCCACCTTTCACTAACTGATACCTTCCTTTCTTATCAAACTTTTGCACCCCTGAATATCACCAACATTGAAGGAAAAGGTGCTGCATTTTTACTGTTCCCAAATTTCAACCGACCTTTTATGAATCGAATTTCTGTCCTGTGTATAATAAAATCGTGAAAATACTTGGTGTCTGTTCTTGCCGGAATCAACAGAACAACTGTTGTGTGTTCTTTCCGTCCCTCAAAATAGCATTTCTCAACCCATTTATACATTTCTTTACCATAGGGTGGGTTGCAAAATACACATTCCCCCCCCAATCATGCAATAACCCATCATCTTCTTTAGTAAAATATCTGTCACATTTATGATTCTGTTCACTGGAACATGGGTCTAATGTGAAATGAAATTCTGCATCCAGTGCATCAAATAAGTCCTGTGGTGTAGCCCAGTCATCTGTGTTACTGCTGAACAAAACTTCATTCATTTCAATCACCGTCCTTTCTATTCTGCAACAAAGATTTTGCAGTTTCTATTGTTCACTTTCTTCTGAATCACTCTGAACCCAAGCCTTTTATTTATTTGCTTGCTGAATACGATATTTGACATTGGCTGCATACTGTTGTCTGCACAAAATACCTGATAACGCTTGTAAACATCAGCGGTTGGTTCATTCTCAATTCTGTCAACACCTGTATCATTGATAAATGCAAGGATAGGGTTGTTTTCTTCTTCATATTCATCCAACTGGTTCTGAACCTTGTCTGACTTGGTGAACCCGTTATTGATGATGACCCTTTTCAGACCTTCCACACCTAATCTGATGAAGTATTCAATAGGTTCTTCCTGTGTCAGCTTATATTTGATAAATGGTTCATAGTCCGGGTCATCTTTGCTGAATGTGGCATTGAATGGAATAATAACCAAACGCCTAAGCACCGCCCCGGTCTTGTCCTTCATCCTTGGTATGTCATTTGCAGAAAACAATAACTTGATGAACGGGTTGAACTCAAAAGGGTCTTGTCCCTTGCGTTCTGCCTTGATGCGGTTACCTGTGACGATCTTCTTGAACACACTGACCTGTGACCCTTGAAGGAAATCATCACCAATATCATCACCAATGTTTGCCAATTTGCCGAACATCATTGAAGTGTTGAATCTGTCCCCCAGTTCTTTCAGGTCAAGTGCTGATATGTTCCGATCACCAAGAATTGCCTTGACACAATCCAAAAATGTACTTTTACCGTTGGACTTGTCACCAGTCAGTATGAACGCCTTGCCTAACTCATTACGCCTGTAAAAGCAATAACCAATACATTCTTCTAACAATGCCCTGATTGTTGCATCACCACACGCTAATTTATTCAGTGTGCTATCTGCCAATTCATTGTAGGCATCCGGGTCATAGTTCCACGGGATTTTATTTGTAATAACAATGTCCGTGCTGAATGGTTTCAGTTCTCCGGTCACAATGTCATAGATACCATTGTTGAAAGCAATCAGGTTTGCATCTGACTGTACCTTTTCATCAACAATCAGTTCCATATAATCAAGCACTTCCCGGCGTTGCATCTTTTTCAGGTTAGGGATATGCTGAATCATGTTTGATTCAATTTCCCTGTAACCATTGGAATATACACCGTCTTTGTATATGTGAAGCTGCCCGTTGATTTTGACAACGTGTGCCTGATTCTTCATAAATGTGGCAAACTTATCAAACAGGAATGTGCTGCCAAGGAAAAAAACAGGCTTTTGAAACGCTTCATCACGCAAGATCACTTCCAGTTCATCATCACCAAGCGACTGTTTCAGAACAAACTTGTTCAAGATGCGGATGCACTCACGGGTTTCTTCAACCGTAAAGTCATTTGCAGTCAGGGTCAGAATATAATTGAACAACGCCTGATTCCTACCGTCCCCGGCATCCATATCAATGAAGTCAGCGGTTGCCTTGACCGGGAACAACCACTTAGGTACTTCCTGATACTTTCCACCTTCTTCAATGTCCCATTCACAAAACCTTTCTTCACCGTCAATCTTGATAACCTCATAGGATAACTTACTGCCGACTTTTATATCAGCAGTAAGACCAACCGCCAACTGAACGTGTGTCCTGTTCCTTGCAATAGTATGATTCTTGAAAAGAAAGTGTTTTCCCCTACTGGTACAAAGGACTTTACAGTCAAGTTGCAGTTCTTCCACAATGTTCATCAGAATTTCAGATTGGTCAGAATCATCAATGTCAATAAGGATGGTATCATCAGACAAGACCCCGCCAAAACCATTCAGGTTTTTAACTTCATCATAGGTTTTCCACTTGGTTCTGTTTTTCAATTTTTCAATGCTTGCCTTGCCTTTGGTTTCAACATAACCTTTATATAGTGGCATTTTTTATCACCATCCTTTAAGTGATTTCTTGCATCACTTTTTTATAAAATTCCTTGTTTCTGACATTACCGTCAAAAGCCTTTTGCCTTTGCCATAACAGGTTTTTCAAATTCCTAAGTTCTTCATTCTGTTCTTTCAAGGTTGCCCTTGGTTCTTTCAGGCGTTCCCTGTACTTTTTTACATCAGCATTGCGGTTCTTCCAAACCTTTGTGTTCTTCCTGTGTGAATCCCGGAGAAACCGTGCGTTTTTAACACCCGTCTGAATCTGTGAAATACGGTGCTTGGTCTGCATGATCTGCTGTTCCGCATACTTGACTTTTTGCGTGTACCCTTCAATGTAAATACTGTGTTCCTTCTGAACCTGTTCAAACTGTTCAGTTTGTTCCTGAATAAATTCTTTCATCTGCTGTTCACATTCAGGTGTGAAACTGCTTCTGATAACTTTCAGCAGTTTCCTGACCTTTGCAATTCTGCGTTCTGAAAGAAATTCTTCAAGATGAACTGTCATTGAACCATTTTCATATCTGATTTCTAAATCCATGAAAACCTTCCTTCCCGGTGTTACGCTACAACACCAAATTGTTTCAAGCGTTTCTTTGCTAAATCTATGTACCACTGCCTATCAAGTTCAGGCGGTGTCTTTACCCCAACAACTGAATCATTGAATATGAAGCAGTGGTCAGGGGTATTTCCAAACTTTTCACCCTTGGCTTTCACCTGTTTACGTTTCAGCAGTCTGCCGTGCTGCTGATTGTTGGATGCAAATACACGGTATGACTTATAGGTGTATCTGTCCTTATCCGGGTATTCATATACTGTCTTGATGACCCTTTTGCCTGTATGACTGATGACCGGGTTGCAATGCTCATGTTCCACCCAATCATACTTGTCTGATAACTTGACAATCTTCTGAAACATAATCAGGTCATCACACTGGTTGATAGTCTGTTCAACTGGTACTTTCTTGACCATGTAGTCAACCAGTGCTTTATTCAGAATAGGCAAGTCATTGTCAACTGCTGAAAGTTCCTTCACATACGCACCGATTCTTTCAACACCACCGTCAACACCCACCCAAAGGTAATTGTTCACATCCTTCTGATAGATTTCACTAATATTATCCAGTTCAAGAAGTATTGAACACTGTTCAGTTGAACAACGCTGTTCCCATTCCCAACAAATATCATCAACCATTTCAAAGGCTTCATCTGTGTCAGGAATCCAAATAATAAGACCGTCCGTGTTGGACTGAATCAATTCAAATCCCGGCACAACTTCCAAGTGTTCAATCAGGTCAAGCAACATCAACTGACCGTTGATGCACATACAGTTATTGTTTCTTGGGTCATACGCTGCATTGGTTTCATCCTTCATTGCACCTGACAAGGCGTTCAGCATCTTCTTATATGGCAACTGTGCTTTCTTCCACCGTTTGACCTCTTTCTTATTTCCGGCGTTTTTTGCAGCAATCTGTTTTTCCTTCATGGCTTTTCGTGTGTTATACACCAACGGGTAATTGTCATTAGTTGCTGCCCTTGTAACCAGTCCCCAAGCAATCAGCATTGACGGGTAATAATTATTCACATCAACGTGCAGCAGTTGCCCGGTTTTATGTATTGGTTCAGCAGTTGCCCCGTGTACCCCACCAAAACCAAATGAATGGGGAATACCCGCAATTACTGTTTCAAGACCCTGTTCTTTGTACCAAGTACGTTTTGAGTATTTATCCATGTGTGCCAAGTCCATTGACAAGGCTTCCTGTCTTTTCTGTTCAAACCAGTCCTGAACATATTTATATTTTTTCAATCGCAAGCACGGCAAGAAGTAGAAATCAAATTCATCATCAAATGATCTGCGGGTACATCCAAGCACTTTTGCAGTGATTCTTGCTTCACTGTCCCCTATATCTGACAGGTTCACAATGTCCGGAAACGCCTGAACAATACCGTGCATTGCATTAAATTCATCTATTTTTTCAAGGAATACTTTGATTGTTTCTTCCACATCATGCCGACAGTAGAACACTGTCATTTCAATTTCTTCCTTGGTTAATTTCCTGTTTATTCTAAAATCAACATCCGTTTCCTTGATATTGCTGCCAAGAAAACCTTCCAGTGTTTTCAAACCAACCGGGGGGTTCGGCATAACATCATAGTTAATCATTGGAACTTTGTTGAACGCTGATGAAAATTGCCACCCTTCCTTTTTTTCAACAATTATCCAGTCATTGATTCTTTTGGGGTTCATTCCCAACAGAATACCTTTCATAATGTACTGGTCATAGTGGCGGTTGTTATAACCTACCCATATATCCTTGCTATTTGCTTCATATAAGGCTTTTAATTCATCAGGGTTATTGATTATCACATATTCTTTTTTGCGTGTCACATCAATGAAAACTGCAAGCCAATCTTCCTTGAAAACCTCAAAGTCATAAAATATCACTACATTCACCCTTTCTGAAAATAGCGGTGGAAGATGTGACCCCGCCACCGCCTGACATTTCTATTTTGTAGATATTTTATCTACTTTTCAAGTAAAAAATTTTAGCAGTCAAAAACTTCCTTGATTGTGATAGGGTTGAAAGCATCTGCCTTATAATCAACCTCAACTTCAATCGCACCCTGAATGGACTGGAACACATCAAGAATCTGATCTGCAAAATCCGCATAATTTACGAATGTGACAGGTTCTTCATCCTCTGCAATTAGATGATTAACCCATGTGCAAACACTCTTGATTGCCTGTCCGTCCGTCCACTTTGCGGAACTGTTGCCGGAAATGACACGGTTGAAGAAGATCATGCGGTTTGCCTGTTCACCTTCTTTGATCTTTGCCTGAACTGCAAACATCAACTTATCCTGTGCCTTGGTCAACTTAATTTCCATCTTCTCAATACCAATGATATATGTACCATCCGGCACATCAGCAAAATCATTGTCAGGTGCGTTCTGCACCTCATTCTGTAATTCCTGTAAATCAACCTTTTCATCAAATGCACTGAAATCAATAGCCATAATTTTTCACCTTTTACCTTTCTTATTTGCTTAATACTAACTTTAACAACTCAAACGCCTGAACCTCATTGAATCCGGCTTTTACATAGGAATCATAGATTTTCTTTGCAGCAGTTGCACCATCTTCCGGCGATACATCCTGTTTAGCTGCTACCGGGTGCGGGTTCTTCATTGAACGGTTGTTTGCTGTGTTCATTCCTTCCGTGATTGCTGATGCAAGGATTGCACCAAACAGTTCATCAGGTAAACCAAAAGGATTGTTCATGTTCTTTTACCTCACTTTCTTAGCGTGTTTTTCTTACTCTGCGGGTTCTGCCAGTCGGCTGTTCATCTACTGCCGGGGTTTCATCCGCTGTTGTATCTGCATTATCAGGCTGTGCCTGTGCTGCACTTCTTCTTGTTCGTCTGCCCTTCTCCGGCGGGTTCATTGCCCCATCAATAGGATTTTCCGGCTGTGGGTTACCCGCCTGTGCTAAACGCTTCACACCTTCACCAAATTCTTCCTTGCTGATAACCTTCATTACTTCCACACCGTCAACAATCAGGTCAACCTTGTCACCCTTATGCTTCATCACATAATTGTCATCAGCCAGAACATAGAAGTAAGTATCTGCATCCAGTACAACACTTTCAGAATCGGTGTTTGTTGTACTATCCTGTTCTGCTGCCTTTCTTTCCTTGCGGGTTCTTCTTGGCGGTGTTTCAAGTTCCGGCTGCGGTACAGAATCCGCTGCTGCACACGCTTCATCAAACGGGATTTCTTCACGCCCATCAGCAACCGCATCAATAGCCTTGTCACGCTCTGCCATATAATCAGCCATTTTCTGATTATTTTCAGCCACCACTTCATCATGTGTCTTGCGGGCGGTTCTGCCTGTCTTTGGTGCTGCATCCTCTGTTGTGGTAGGTGGTGTTGCTGTGGATGTGGTCTTTTTTCCACCCCTTGCCCGTCTGCCGTTTGCATCCGGCTTTTCAAGATCGGATGCAGCCTGTGCATCAGCCTGACCCATTTCTGCATCTGTCTTATACTCACCAACTTCATAGAAGTTGCGGATTTTATCGGCTACATAATTCAGGTCATTGTCAATGGCGTATGCCGGGAACATTCCCATAGGTGACTTCACGGTGTCCTTGCCACTGTTCTGTGTGTAAAAATAATATTTTCCTTCATTCACACCTGTTCTAAGTACAATGGTGAAAAGTCCTTCAATGGTGATCTTCTCACGAAGTAACTTTCCGATCAGCTTAATAGTAGTAACACCATTTTCAAGTGTTTCTGTGTGGGTCATATAAGCAACCACTACATCATCAGGAAGTTCCTTGCACACCTCAATGATTTCAAAGTAGTTTGCACCGAAGTCATTCCACTTGTCCCAACCGTTTTCTTTGATACGGTTCATGTAAGGGACTGAAAGAATATACTGGAAGTCATCAACCACCAGTAACTTCTTCCCGGCTGCTGCCTGTTCCTTCATAAACTTGCAGATTTTGCGTGATTCAACCTCACTGTTCAGCATTGTGAACTTACCCTTGAACGGTAACGGCTTACCAACCGGGTTCACAACGGCAGTTGTTGCCGGATCGCAATTTCTCATACTGGTACTTTTTCCTGTACCTGATTCACCCATAATCAAAAGCATCTGTGCCATATTATTTCACCTGTTCCTTTCTGATTTTTTCAAAGTTTCCCGCCATGTTAGCAGAAACATGATGCTGACCAAACTGTTTCTGAACTCCCGCACGAATCACTGAACGAAGTAACTTTCTGTTATATACCGGGCGGGGATTGTAAACTTTTCCCTGTCTTTCATTTACCATACTCTTATACCTCACTTTCCTTGATAATGATTTTTAACTTTCTGCGTTCATCCATTGGTATGACTTCAACAGAATAGTTATTTGCAAGAAGAATACCAACTAAATCCTGATACGCTGCACTGGTGCGACTTCCTTCAATTACAATACAACCACATTCAGCAGCACATTCCTTTTCAATATCTTCACGCATAATATCATTCACTGACTGAATATCATTGATGATATATTTCAATTCCTGATTTTCAGCCATTAGCTGATTGCGTTCATTTTCTAACTGTCTGATTTTCTTATCTCTTTTATCCATTATTCTTCACTTCCTTCATCTGTGCTGCCTTCTGTTACTCTGCTTGACCATAAATCAGCATAGTGCAGAATCAAATATAACGGGGTTTCATTTCCCTTCACTGCATAGTTTGCTGATTCATACAGACCATCATGGTATCTGATCGCAAATTCTTCATCTTCCGTCAGGTCAATGAAAAGGGTTGCTAACTTAATACTGCGGGTTGCGTGGTCAAGTGGAAGAAGTGCCGGGTTACGCTTGAACGGTTTGGCTTCTGATGCCTTGCCTGACTTCAAAATGTTAGGCACATACATCTGCTTGCCATAATCACCACACTTGCCAAGATCATGTAACGCTGCTGCAATGATGACTGAATCACGGATTTCTTCATACTTGACCTTGCCAAGAAGTGCATAACCAATGTTTTCTGCTGCCATCATTACATTTCTGCTGTGATGAACAAGACCGAACTGACAAGCAAGGTGATTTCCACCACTGCAAGGTGCTTCAAAGAATCCGATCTGTTCCATGTAATCAATCAGATCTTCCATTCCTTCACGCTTGGTTGAAAGTAAGTGGTCAACCACAAACTTCTTGTTGTCAAGTTCCTTCTTGTTGTCCTCTGTCATCTGTTCAACTGTGTCCTGAACCTGTTCAGTTGTTTCCTGTGTTACTTCTGCGGTATTCTCAACCGCTGCATCTGCTTTCTTTTTTGCTGCCATGCTCTTTCACTCCTTTAATTATTTTTTATGTGATTCCATTCTGTCAGGAATGGATAGACACCATATAAGTTGACGGGTAATTCACCCAGTTCAAGGTGTTCAATAAATCCCTTGAATTGTTCATAGTCCTTTGGATATAACAGGATGCCGATACCGCCCGCCTTTTCAATCTGTCTAAGATTGTATAACTGCAAGTCTGACGGTCTGCCTTTTGGTGCTTTCAGTTCGATTCCTAAAAACCAACCGTTGAAACAAACCAACAGGTCAGGAATACCGCTTTTTGTATAAGCTGCACCACCCCAGTATTTCAGCACCCAAGCACCCTTGTCCTTCAGGAACTTCTTGACCTTATTTTCAAAGTTTTTTTCTGCTGCCATTTACTCACCGCCCAACTGTTCATTGAACTGCATCTGATAATTCAGAATCTTTTCTGTGTAGTCTGTGGAATAAATGCCTTTTTCCCATAACCGGGCAGCGGCATCTTCACCCATGTTGTACGCCATCAGTACCATGTTGGTATCTTGATACCGTTCATATAACTTTCTAAGTACGAATACGCCCGCCCTGATATTTTGGTATGGGTCTGTGAAATCCGTAACCCCAAGGGTATCAGTCAACCACTGGTGATTCATTTCATTGATCTGCATATAACCATAATCATGTGTTGCACTTACAACTGACGGGTCAAAACTGCTTTCATTCTGTATCAGTGCCATGACAAGAGTAAAATCAAGGTTGTACCCGGTACAAAGGTAATATGTAAATTCCTGTTGTTCTTCCGGCATCTTGCAGTCAAGCGGTGTGAAGTCCAAGTCACCCGCACCCCAGTCAAGGGAAATTTCCTGTGTGAAAGTTCTGTTATCATACGCCCCATATACAAGGGTTTCTGTGCTTGACCGTTCAAGTCTGCGTTCCGTTGATTTCTCTTTGTCCTTGGCTGTTATATGAGTTTTCAGGGTATATCCTGACACACTACCAATCACCAAACCAATACCAAGTGCAGCACCAATCAGAATCAAGACCCTTTTGACCATTTCCGACTTTCTCATGCTCTTTGAATAGTTCAATTTTCATCACCCCTTTCAGTAATTTTCAAATAAATGATTCCGGAAATTATCAGAATCGCACCAAAGATGTATTCTTTCAGGTGTGCGGTAAGTGGTTCATATATTCCCATTTCAACCGCATAATCAGATGCACCAACTGCACCAATAATCAGGAACACACCAATGAACGCCATGATTCCAAATATCCAGTTAAGTATCTTTGAAAAGTTCATCTGTCAATTCCTTCCCTTCTTTTAATGCTGCAAGATTCTTTTCTTCAACCGTACCTTTCACCAGTAAGTAATAGTAAAAGCACGGTTTGGCTTGTCCTATGCGGTGAATACGCTTCTTTGATTGCTCCCACAAATCACATGCCCCTTTGCCAAGTGGCAGTGTGTAATATATGATTTTGTTTGCTTTCTGATAGTTACCACCCATTGCACCCGCCTGATACTGAATGAATGTGATTGAATCATCTGCATTTTCGTATGCTGTCAGGTCTTTCTTCTGACCGTTTACAACGGAATAAGGTCTGTTCAGATCATTCAGCACCCGTTGCATTGCATCCAGTTCAGCGGTGAAGTTGTAAAACACAATCAGTCTATCTTCTGTTGATTCAACCAAGTCCCGCAAGCCTTGCAATTTTTCTTTGTGGTATTGCCCGCATAACTGCCGGGCATATAACATTTTTGTCAGGCTGTTATCACCTACCAGTTCAATACACGGGTTTTCATTCTCACTGTCTGAATCATCAAACTTGCAGTAATTCAGCGTATCAAACAACAGGTAACTGTTCTTGGTAAAATACTTGTACGCCCGTGTGGACTTAAAGAATATCTTCTGTTCAGTCTGTTCCGGCAGTTCAATCACATCAGCGGTTTTCATAAAGATGCACCCATGATCTGCAAGTTTCTTTTTCAGGTGTTCCGTGTGCTTGTACCCGGTTATAACTTCCCGCTTGAATCCGTCCCCGTTCTCAATCCATTCAGTCTGAACGTATGATGACCAAAACGCTTTTTTTGTAATATTCCACCCAAGCAACTGAACCTGTGACCACAACCGTTCATACTTTCCGGCTGTTGGTGTTCCTGATAATAAAATCACGCTTTCCGGCTGCATTTTCAGAATGAACTTTGACCGTTTTGCCGTTTCATTGGTTATTAGGGAACTTTCATCAAGCATCAGTGTGAAATTTTTAAGTTTCAGCAACCAATCCCGCCGGAAAGCAGTTTCATAATTGATAACGCCTATCATTTGAACACCTTGGTTGTATAAGTCCTTGGTATCAAGTACCGCCCTGAAATTGATTGCTTCACTTTTCTTGGTCAGGTTCATCACCCTGTAATCAGGGTAATAATCTTTGAAGTGCTGAACCCAGTCATCAATCTTGGATTTCTGACAGATGACCAAGTTCACAGCATTATTCAGCAAATACATTTTTTCAGCACCCACAAAGGTCTTACCCAGTCCCATATCAAGATAATAAGCACAACGGTTGAACTGTTCAGTTCTGTTCAGTGCATCTTCCTGATGGGGCATAAGGTGCAGATCATTCATCTACCCTGACACCCGTACACTGGAAGAATATTTCAGCATCAAAGTTTGGTATTGCCTTGATGATTTCCTTTCTGCGGTCTGACAGGCTGCCCCACCACAACTGACCACATTCAGATTCATCAAGCACTTTGAGATAACCGCCTGTTGTTTCATAGGTTGGATGTGCTGCCTTTTCTTCATCAGTCATATCTTCTTCATATACCCATTCAACAACATCCTTTGGTATCTGATTCAGTAAATATCTTGCATCTGAATCTAACCATTCACTGTAAGTCATATTTGACGGCTTATTGAACAGCATGATCTTCTGTTCTTCTGTATTAAAACAACCAGTATTGAAAGAAGATTTGTTCCAGTCCCCGGTGTTCCTGTTCCCGGTGTTCCTGTTCCCGGTGTTCCAGTCCCCGGTGTTCCAGTCCCCGGTGTTGCAGTCCCCGGTGTTGCAGTCCCCGGTGTTGCAGTCCCCGGTGTTCCTGTTCCCGGTGTTGCAGCGACCCGTGCAATTCTTTCCAATATTGACGATTCGCAACACTTCATCCCACGGGATTTCACGCACGATCTCCAATTTGTCAGTACATGACTTGTCACCGTCTGTTCTTACATCACCATAAGCAATGACTTCTGCAACCTTGTTTTCACTGTTGAAACTGTAATAATTGAAACAGTCGGCAGCAGTCTGACAGAAGTGCATACCGTGACCGCAAACATCAAGTTCCCCTTCTTCCTCAAATTTTCCGGGGCAAGTGTACTGTTTAGTGTTTCCATTAGGTGAACAAGTCCAATCAGGTCTGAACACTTTAAACCCATGCACTACATTCTGAACGGTATTATTTTCCATTTTCTTATTCCTCACTTTCTAAAAATGCAACAGCCTTGTCATAGTTGCGTTCTATCATTCTAAGTTCATCTTTTCCTTTTTCTTCAAGGTCACATACTGCATGATAAATTTCATCATTTCTTAGTGCCGTGACCTCATTATTTATCAGATCAGTGATGACCTGTGGTTCAAGTGCATCCAATTCCCATGATTCATCACCATATTCAGCAATGTACTTTCCACAACGGGAATCTGTAATCTTTGCCGGGTTCGGCGGTGGGTTATATGTACTAATCTGATTCATTGTCAGTGCAACACGCTTTACATAAACATCTGCACCGAACATTGAAAGCCTTTCCTGAATGTCCCTTGTCATATCAATACCGCTTGGGTCATGGTCACCTAAATGAATGATGAAACGGTTTTCCCGGTCACCCTGTCGAATAAACCGTTGTGCTGCACTCCACATTTCTGACTGTGATGTGTAACCCCTACATGAAAAATAAGGTGTGTCAAGTGGTCTGCAAGCCTGTCCGACAATATCAACCAAGGCATCCTTTTCAACCCATACTTCAACGTAGTTCGGTTGACCTTGCCACTTATCAAGCATATAAGAATATCTTGCTGAACCAATCACATCTGCCGGATTGTCCCAGTGACCATTGCTTCTAAGGTTGCGGGTTCTGTCTGTGATGCTGTACCAGTCGATCAGTCCGGCAAGTCTGCCGTCATTGATAAGACTGCCTATGTTCTTATAACTGCGTTCATTGTTTGGTATATAACCACGGGCAACCAACTGATAATATGCTTGTCTAAGTGTCAGTTCATATCCCTGTGCCTGATATTCTTCAACCACCTGATTCACAAGGTTTATCAGTTCAAGACTTTTGCCCCTGAAATTTATTTCCTTGTATTGAATCTTAGGCACTGACCGTCACCCCCTCAATTTCTGCAAAACGCTTTGCATTGATGAAGTAAGACCAACGGTGTTCAGAAGTATGGATTGCATACCCCCAAGGAAAAACCCCCTGTTGTAAACCAAGTGCTATTGTGTTTGTGTGTTTATGCATCAACTTAGCAACTTCATGTATTGTTAAGGTTTGGATGCCATCTTCACACTTTGACGGTTTGAAGATCACCGGGTTTTCTTCTTGTTCAAAATAATCAGGTGCAAGTCCAAGTGACACTGCAATATCACTCTGAACCTGTTCTGACGGAACTGTTTTGTCATTCAGGTACATACTGATTGACCCTTTACTTTTCCCGGTCATTCCAACCACCTGTGCCTGATTGACACCTAACTGCTGCATAGCCTGTTTCAACTTTTCGCTGAATTTCATAATTTATCACCTATCCTTTCTTACAGTAGATATTTTATCTACTTTTTAGGCAAAAAAAATCTTAGTTGCATCATCATCTGTTAAATTTAACAGGTCTTTCAGTGCCTTGATTTCACTTGCCTTGAACTCTGTTTCATTGTTGACCTTCTTCATAAGTCCAAAGTAAGTCAACCCGCACTTTTCAGCCACAAACTGCAATTTATAGCCGGATGCATTGATTTTTTCCCTTAATAACTCTGTGTTCGTCATCTTACTTTTCACCTTCCTTTTCATCATCAGGAAACGCATTGTTATTGTACTGCTTCCTGATTGTTATTCTTACAACCCCTGATTCCAACTGTTCAAAGGATGTTTCCTTGAACTTCTGCGATCTGCCTTTTTTCAGGCTTTCCATATACGCAAGGTATTCAAGTTTGGTTGGAAATTCAAGAATCTGTTCAATCCATGCTGCAACTATTTTCTTCACTTCATCACCTTCTTTCATTGCCGGGTGCTTTCAGGCAGCGACCCGGCATCTTGTTAATTCAGTCTGTTTTATACCTCTAAACTCTGTATGTGCTTTTACTGTACCAGTGATTGACATTTCATCAACAGTATCATCAATATACTTTCCAGTTTTCCATGTATAAACATTTCCATCTGCACCTATGATCTTGTATATGTGGGTGACACCGAAATCAGTTTCCCAACTTGTTACACACTTTACAGACTGAACTTTTACTGTGATTCTGTCAGAAATTTCACCGACATATTCTGATGACTGTTCTATGTCAAGAACTGCTTTTCTCTTTGCGGTTCGTTCTAACCCCCTGTCATACGCCGGAAATAATGAAGCGTACAAGCCAAAATTCCCTTTGACATATTCAAGACTACAAGCCGTTTTTAAGTTATGAATGTAATTGCTGTTTTCTTCCTGTTCAGACACCCAATCAAGGGCATCTGACACAAGTTTTACTGTCAAATCACTGTCAATGTCAAAGTTCACTGACCGCATCTTATCAAGTAAATCCTGTAAGTATTCTTTTGTTATTGCCCGCCCATGTGCTGCATCATAAAAATCTAATGCCCTTGTTGCGGTGCTGATACCTTCATCAGATGCTCTTGTGTAACCAAAATGACGGATTGTTTCAGCCACATAAGAAAGATATTCTTTTGTATTAACATACCGCTGATAACTGCATCCGGGTTCAGGTGTTTCACCTTCAATCAAAGTATCAAATAGGCTCATATACTGCGTAACTGCTTCTGCACTCATACCATGTGTGAAATCTTTCAGGCAAGATTTTCCAACCTGTTTGAACTCACCTGTTGTCTTATTCCTGACAATGTATGTGTTTTTGCGGTATCTCTTACTGTTGCAGTGTTCACATACAGGTGTGGTTGTATAGTATCTTTCAGGTACTTCAATCCCTGCAACACCTGTTATAATATTACCCTTTTCAGTGTGTTCCAGTTCAGCAACAAATTCCCAGTCATTTATGACTGCTGTTCCTTCCGCTTCCACCAGTACAAAACGGGCGGTGTATTTGTTTCCTTTTTCGTCCTTCAACTCTCTGAACTCTTCACCAGTCTGTTCATAGTGGAAATCACAACCGTATGCCTTGCACTTATTAAAAATACGCTTCAACTTCTTTTCAAGTCTATCAAGATTACCTTCATAGATTGCATACTTCATAGCCTTACCATTTCCTTTCCCAGTTCCTTCAAAAAGTTGTCTATTGTCAGCACACCTTATTACATCAGGGGTGTCTTACCTTTATCAGATTTCACATTAAAATCTGCAAACCTGTCAGCCAACATTGAACTTTTTGAACGGTACTGTTCAAACCGTTGATGATTTCACCTTAAAACCACCAAAACCTGTTGACCTACACACAATAGACAATTTTTTGAAAGAACTGAAATCCTATTCCTTGGTTCTTTTCCCCGGAACTGCTGCAACAGTTCTTTTTGAAGTAGTCAGGAAGTCGGGGAACTTCCTGACCTGTGAAACAAAGTGCTGTGTCATCTCGTGCGGTTGATTCTTCCACTTAACGGTTTCTTGGTTTAGGGGTAAAGTGCTGATTGGTTCAGCCTATTCAGTTTTCTTCAAATAGTTCTGAATACTTTGCTTTCTTGCCCTACCGTTCCTGTTTTCTTCAACTACTTTGACGGGTCTTGTTTATTCTTCACACGCTCTGTCTGCTATCCGGCAGCCTGACCACCATGTCACTTGCGTGTAGCCCTATCGCTTCACCCGTTCCTTCCTACTTGCTTTGTTTTGAGTAGATGTTTTATCTACTGACACAACAATACCATTCAGTAGATAAAATGTCAACACTTTTTTATAAAAAATTTGATAAAAGTTGATATTCAATCTATTTTATGGTATTCTTTAAGCATAACCAACCGGGAAGAAGGTGATTAAATGACAATAGGTGAAAGGATAAAAGCAAGGCGGGATGAATTAGGAATGTCACAAGAAGAACTTGCACATAAGATTGGATATAAAAGCAAAACTTCCATAAACAAAATCGAACTTGGTATTCAGGAATTACGGCAATCAAAAATAAAACAGATTGCTGATGCACTCCAAACAACTCCAGCTTATATCATGGGTTGGAAGGAAACAGAAGAAGATCAGCAGTTAAAAAAGTGTCGTGAACTATTCAAGAAATGTCACGGTTCAGATGCCTATGATGTGGTTTCCTTGTATCTCACCCTTGATGAATCCGACAAAAATGTTGTAAAGACTATGATTGAATCATTGCTTTCAGCAGAAAAATATTCTGTTAAAAAAGAATCATTGAACGCATAGGCAATATCATCATGGTTGATTTTTCAAAAAGGTAACTGTTGGTAACGGGTAACTGTTGCTTTTTTATACTGTATATTTTACTTTTTATATTCTTATTCATATAAGATATTTTATTATTAAGAAAAATACTACCAAACAGATACCAACCGTTACTATATTGAAAACACTGTATTTGCAACAGTTACTTGAACCGTTACCAACCGTTACGAACGGTTACCACAAAGAAGGGAAGGTCAGATTTATGAAAAAAGTCATTAAACTTGTCGTTTTAGCAATCGTTGTTATTTTCGTGATTATGGTTGTGAAGGATATTTCAAAGAATCCCATTCAGAAAAAAGAAACATCATCAGAAGAAATCCCGGTCATATTAGATGCAGATGCCTATTCAAGAATTTCATCTGAACAGTTGATTGAATTACTTGGTGAACCAAAGTCAACGGAAGATTGGAACAATGAAAATTCCAAAGGCACATTTCAAATGCAGCTTTATACTTATGACTTAGATGGAATGTATACAGAATTTATTCTGTATGAAGATGCTGTTGTCAAGATCAGATGCTTTGCAACTGAACCGTGGGAAATCAAGAAAGACTTTGACAATGTGTTCAAAATGTTCAACATTACGATAAAAGATAGTGCAAGGAAGGTTGTTGACACGGGTGTTACTTATAAGTTTTCACCAGTATCAGACACCGTTGCAGAATTTGAAGTTTATAATTTTGATTCAGAAAAGCACACATTTGATTCAGTCTATATCACATACAATTTGAATTATTTTGATGACCCTAATTAACTGAACAAAAAAATGAACCCCAACCGTTGCAGCGGTCAGGGTTCTAATAACTCTATACCAAGGAATAGGATGATATAGGCTATGCAGATACAATTATATCATCCATTCCATGAAATTTCAATCAGGAAGGAATGATATAC